CAAATCAACGAGCAGAAATCTATGGTCGTGCGCTTGATTGGGGTAACGAACACGAGCGTCAAGCGTATGATGCGTTTGACCCGTTCTCTACTCTTGCTACTTACTACGGAGGTGAGACATACATCTTTATCGAGTACGGAGAATTTGGTGGTTATTCACCTGACGCTTTAGGCGCTGACTTTATCGTTGAGTTAAAGTGTCCGTTTAATTCGGGTATTCATCTACGCAACTTCTCGATAGAGAATGCTAGTGACTTAAAATCATTGCATCCCGAATACTATTGGCAGATGCAAATGGGTATGATAGCGACTGCGTGTGAAGTAGGTTACTTTGTATCGTTTGACCCTAGAATGCCTGACTCGCACAAGCGCCACATCGCTACAATCGAACTAGAAGATGTCAAAGACTTGATTGATGAGAGACTTCACTACGCAGGTCAGATGTTGTCGAATGTCATAGAATTGTCATAAAACAAAATAATTGTAAAAAAAGTTTTCAAAGTACTTGCACATATGTTTTCTATATCTATATTTGCTATATGAATATGACAAACGAAATCAAAAACTTAAATTTAACAGAGTTAGAAACCACTCTTTTAACTTCATTCATTAGCCGCCTTTACGCTGAAGAAGGATTTTCAGATGTTGAAGCAAATGATTTGGCTAAATGGACAAAAACAGACATCAAGATTGTACGAGGTGGACTTGGTAGTTTAATTAAAAAAGGCATTGTTTCAATTTTTCAACAGCAAGGTGAAACACAAAACCAATTTCATCAAATTATCTACCTAAACGAAAAACACTACAACTTGCATCCAGTTTGGGGAAAATAAAAAAACTAATAACATGACTATGACACACGAACACAAATTGACTAGAATATCAGGTCTCACAGGCTTTGGTATGGCAGAATACAAATACGAAATTCTTGTCGAAGACAAAAGATTTGTTATCACAAAACTTATCGAAGGCGAGTGCAAAGGATTATGGCAATTATACGATGCTACAAATGGATATTGTGAAGAATGTTTTTTGATAGATTGCAAGTTGAGATTTATCAAAGACGAAATCAATAAAGGTGTTATTGAAGACTACATCAATCATAAATATAACTAAACTAAGAACATGGAATTTTGTATCACTTTCGCACTATGGTCATTCTCACTACTCGCAGTAGTAGTGGGATTGACAAAGTTCTTCTTCTATCTAATTGACGGAGAAGACAACACTCAAGAAGCAAAGCCTTATGAGTTTGAGCGTGACAACGCAATCAAAGACTTTGACGCATTTTCACAGAATCTTTTAAAGCACAGAATGTACAAAGGCAATGGTCATAATTAATCAAGCATCCGTAAACGGCGTCATTGAGTATCGTGTCTATGAAGACACAGAACTTGTCGCTAGATTCACAAACTACAAACACGCTGAGTATTTGGCAACTCGTTTGAATCATCGTGCGTATGTACTTATAAACGAAGATAATGACTTGATATGTGCGTTCGACTACGAGCCTACTACTGAGTTGATTAGAGACGCTCTAGAAGAAGCGTACTCAATGCCTGTGAAAGTGTATACAGAGTTCAAGTCAATGAACTACACATCGTTTCGTGTAATTGGTGACAACTTTGAAGAGTTTGTAAAAGTCGAAGAAACAATTTTAAAATAACACATATGAAAAAAGAATCACAACTAAAGAAAGTGAAGACCCACTTGATGAGTGGTCGCTCTATCACACCGATTGACGCATTGAATCTCTATGGCTCGTTTCGACTCGCCGCTCTTGTTCATGTTTTACGACATCGTGAAGGCATGGATATCGTATGCGATGAGACAGAAGGTTATGGCAGATATTCAATAGAAACAAAAGAATAGTTTTGCTATCTAGTAAAGAACTACTATTTTTGTAGTGTAACGAGTCTTGTGCGAGAAGACTATGTTTAAAGACTTTTGCCCTCTGCAAATGTTTGACTCGCACTCATTCATTTGTACGAGGGTTTTTTTATGCAAGAAAAAAAATGAGCAAGGACCCGGCAGTGTTATTTTACACAAGCGACTTTTTAACAGGTACGACATTGATGTCAAACGAGCAAGTAGGCAAGTACATTCGCTTACTATGTCTTCAACATCAAAGAGGTATCTTAACAGAGAAAGATATGTTAAAGATATGTCAATCATATGACGAAGATATCTATGAGAAGTTTGTAAAAACTGACGAAGGATATTTTAATCAAAGAATGAGAGAAGAGTTTGATAAGAGAAAGAATTATAGTGCATCTCGTTCCAATAATAGAAAAGGTAAAAAAGATATGAATAACATATCTAAATCATATGATAAACATATGGAAAATGATAATGAAAATGAAAGTGATAATTTAAAAGAAAGTAAGAAAGACAGATTCGTGAAACCTACTCTCGATGAATTGAAAGACTATATGTTATCGATAGATATGCTTGATATTTCAAATAAGTTTTTTGACTTTTACGAATCAAAAGGATGGCTTATAGGTAAAAACAAAATGAAAGATTGGAAGTCAGCCGTTCGCACATGGAAACCGAATCACTTAAAACAAGCGCAAGTAGTGTACAACAAACCAAAAGCATATAATCCTAGTAATTATGAATAATGAAGAATACATAGTTTCACAATTACTTTGGTTCGACTCTGAGAGAGCGCTACTACCAAAGATGAAGAAAGAGTGGTTCACAGATGACTTTAACAAAAAAGTGATTGATGTATTGACTCAGTTATATTATGACAACGAGCCTATCGATGTTGTGACTCTAGGTCGCAAGTTTGAAAAGAAAGAAATAATTCGTGTCATTCAGTTACAACAAAATGTCTATGGCGAACCTAATGTACAACGCTATCTCTACGAACTAGAAGCAAACTATCTACAAAAAAAGTTTATAGATAAGATTCAAGCAATAAATACAAGTTCGTCTCTAAGCGACTTAATTACATACACGCAACTCTTGATAGATGAAAGTCAAACGAGTAGCGCTAAAGACCCGAAATCAATTATCAAAGTCACAAACGAAGTAGTTGACACTATCATCGAAGGCATTCAACGAGGTGACAAGATAACAGGTCGACAAACAGGTTGGTCATCGCTTGACAGAATCTTAGGCGGTTACAATCGAGGTGACTTAATCGTTCTTGCAGGTAGACCGGGCATGGGTAAGACTGCTCTAGCGCTGACTTTGACAAAAGCATTTGCAGAAGTTGGTGGTAAAGCGCTACTATTGTCACTAGAGATGTCAAACGAACAACTAGCAAAGCGATATATTTCATTGATAGGTGACATCGCAAGTTGGAAAATTCGCAATGGCTCTTTAAAAGAACACGAGATAACTTATCTATGCAATATCGCAAACAACCAAACGATACAATTTTTTATAGATGACGATGCAGACTGCACGATTCAGCAGATAAAATCGAAAGCAAAGATTCACAAGTCTCGTCATGGTCTTGAACTTCTAGTCATCGACTACTTACAACTTGTAAAAGGCACGAAACAGAATCGAGAGCAAGAGATTGCAGAGATATCTAGAACGCTTAAACTACTAGCGAAAGAGTTACAAATCACCGTCATAGTTCTTGCGCAGTTAAGTCGTAAGTGCGAAGAGAGAGCAGACAAGAGACCTATGCTATCAGACATTCGTGAGTCAGGTAGTGTCGAACAAGACGCAGATGTCATAATGTTTCCTTTTAGACCTGCATACTACGAGCAAGGTGAAAAACCACCAATAGAAGATAGCGAATTAATCATCGCAAAAAATCGTCATGGCGAAAGCGTTACAATCAACACGCAATTTATAGGCGAAAGAACAGAATACAAACAGAAAATATGAAAGACAATAATCAAATGAATCTTTTTGATGCTCTAGGTAGCGAAGAAGATTGGAAAAAAGAATGGCAGTCAATGCCTGAATTTGTGCAAGAAGACGCTCAAGCGTTTCAATCTGTCATCGTTCACTTTGAGACTAAAGAAGACAGAGACAACTTTGCGCTATTAATCGACCAACGAATCACTTACAAGACTAAAAGTTTGTGGGTGCCTAAGTTAGGTCTAGAAAAACCATCGGCATTTATTTACTCCAATGAAGACTAGATATCCTATCTACATAATCTCAAAAGGTCGTGCAGAATCCCGTCTTACAAGCAAAGCACTTGACAAGATGAATACAGACTACTTTATTGTGATAGAAGAGCAAGAGTTTGACGAGTATGCTAGTGTAATTGACAAAAGCAAAATACTAGTACTACCTTTTTCAAATCTAGGTCAAGGTTCTATACCTGCTAGAAATTGGGTGTTTGAAAATTCAATCGAGCGTGGCTTCAAAAGACATTGGATTTTAGACGACAACATCGACGGCTTCATTCGACTAAACAGAAATAGAAAAATCAAAGTAGACTCGTCTGCTACATTTCGAGCGATTGAAGACTTTGTAGATAGATATGACAATATAGCAATGGCAGGAATGGACTATCGATATTTTGCACCTGAGAGAGTCAAGATGCCTCCGTATATTTTGAACACTAGAATCTATTCTTGTATTCTATTAGACAACAGCATTGAGCATCGTTGGCGAGGTAGATACAATGAAGATACTGATTTGAGTCTTCGCATATTAAAAGACGGCTATGCGACTATGCTATTCAAAGCGTTTCTATGCAACAAAGTAGGAACTCTTAAAATGAAAGGTGGCAATACTGACACTATCTACAACACAGGTGACAATCGTAGAGAGTTTGCTGAGTCGTTAGTTCGTCAGCATCCTGACTGCGCTCAAGTTGTATGGCGCTACGACAGATGGCATCACGAAGTAGACTACTCACGATTCAAAAGCAAATTAATCAAGAAGCAAGACATCGAAATCAAACAAGGTGTTGACAACTACGGCATGAAATTAATTAAACTGATATGACATACCAAGAGCAACACAATATGAAGCAAGAGAACAAGCGTCTCAAACTTGTCATATACGAAATCAACATCAAGCACGCTCTAGAAATAAAGCGCTTAAAACAAGAGATAGTAC